CACAAGGACCGCCTCCGCATCCAGGCTCGTGGCCATGCTGATGCACACTCGAACATTGTTGAGTGGTTCAAGGAGAAGGAAGCTTACCTGACATCTCGTCCTCCCATTGAGAGCGTTGCTGAGGCGCAATTGCAATTGAGTACTTTGGGACAGGCAATCTGCGACATCGCGCGGTTGACGGCGTCACGTACGCAAAGACGAACGATCTGAAGAGAGAGTGCTCAATTCTCGCTGATCGATTTGGACGAGACGTCAGCCGGCTCATTGCGTTGTTTCGCGTAGTTCACGAACCGGAGCGGAACTGCGTACGCATTGAGTTTAGGGAGGTTCCCTGCTCTGCACGCTATCGAAACATGGAGTTCAAGCAAGCTGGGGATATGGTTGACCCGGCCGAACTACCGCCATTTCCTATATACGACGACAAAGTGGATGATGCCCAGCTCAGAGCTATTAGGTACCTTGCGGAGACCTATACCGTGCACCAGGTGCAAGGAAAGTGCTACGGTATCCGCAATCGCACTGAGGCTGAATTGCCGTTGAAGATTGATCCCCGGGAAGATGAAGTTCGCTCCTATGCCGCTGGAATAGTGGCTGGTGCCTTCAAGCGAGTATCCTTCTTCCCGAAGCTGTACGTTTCGTCGCCGTTGCTAGTCAACGTTGGATTCGAGCGCACTTGGATTGCCCAATTCTATCTGAGTTATATGCGCAATCACGATTCCTGGCGCGCGTTGGTGTACGACGTGCGCCGCGACGAAATCGGGTTTGAGATGGCCGAACACCTCGAGCCGTTGCCGCCCCTGCGACCTGGGGCTTCGTTGCGGGAGATAGTTACGTGGAACTACCGCAAGTGGCACGGTATGAAGGCCGTCCCCGATCAACGTATGTGCACGCCCGCGTATTATTATGCGCATTCCTTCGTTTCGGGACAACACCCTGAGGGCTTGAAGAGGGTCATCGACCTTTTCAATCGCCCCATAGCTCACCCGACTGCTGATAGGCCGTGGGCTATGAGCGCATACTTCAACATGTTGCGCGTTATGGGTGCTGATGGATCTCTTCCAATACCCCCGCTTCTCCCACCGGATCTCGTGGGGCAGGATATGACTAAGAGCGGGGGCATAAACGTATATAAGACTGGAAAAATGGAATTGGACAATATGATCATACGCTACGTTCTGCAAGGCGCGAAGAAGGAGACTCGAGTCGCCGGGAGCGTGGAGTTCAACATGATCATTGAGGAAATTAGGAAGACCTTCTCCGATCCGCTAGTAGCATCGCACTACGTTGGCCAGATAATGCGGAAGATTATAACAGCCATGTTCCCGAAGCCGGAGCTTAGGGATCCCTGGACAGACCCCGTCAAGGCTAGGCTGATCTTCATAGTGCCCTACTTTAAATTCGCGGTCGATAAGGTCTTGTTCTCTCAGGTCCTCGACGCCACCTACGGCATACCTCCGATAGGTATCGGGTGGTCTAAGGCAAAAGGGGGGCTCCAGTTCGTGTTCGAGCATCTCGCCCAGTACAAGTATCGAGACGCCATCGACGGCGAGGACTTCAAATGGTTCTACGCGGATGGCGATTTCAAGAAGCTCGATTTTACGCTGGCCCCCGGCATCCTTACGTTGATTGGGATGTTGCCGCTTTGGTTCTACCGCCAGAGCGACCAAGATTATAAGCCGTTCAGGTTTCTGATGGAGTGGAGCACGGACGATCTGGTGTCCAAGTTCCTCCATCTCTTTCCTGGTGAGGATAGGATGGTTATCGGAATGATGTTCAGCGGTTCGTTGCTGACGTCATGGGGCGATACGGCCTACGTTTGGTTCGGCATGGAGATGTGGTATCAGTATGTCGCGGGAGAGCTTGAACGCGAGGGTAAGACTCGCGAGCTGACCCACTGGCATTCGATATGGCCGCTCCCTATGTTTATCTATGGGGATGACTACATAGCGGCCTTGCCGACCTACGCCTACAAATATTTCTGCGGAAAAACCTGGGAGGAAAGACAACCAGCAGATAAGCCGCATGCAATGGATCAGTTCTTGCATGATCAGGTCAATGTGGACTTGAAAATGGACGAATGCGGAATTTACGACTCCATCTACAGTCTACCGGATGCCCAAGGAAATCTCGAAGTGACGGGGCCCAAGTTCTTGCAGCGATATTTCGTGTTCGCTCAGGCCCCGGCATATATTTTGGCAGATGTTCCAGGAGCATACCCTCGAGGGATGATGAACTATCGAATCACGTCCGATTATTACACGAAAGCGTCGATGCTCGTAGCTGGAGAGACCATAGGACAGTACGTCCTTAAGCTCCGCGGGTTGGCCGTTGACACCGCGGGGTCGAACTACCAGGCCTACTTATTTCTTAAGTATCTGCATGACACCATATTGGCTCATCCGATTTATGGTGGTGTTGCTATGCAAGATATCGAGCTCATTGCCTCTAGGGGCTTTGAACATATCGACGAGGAGCTCAAGAAGCGCTTGAAAGCCAATGACTACAGTGTGCATGCGGCCATGGCCGCATTCCCGGTTTGGGTTGACCTTCAAAGCCACTACTGGCCCACCACTCAACAGGTAGAGTGGGCCGCAGAGCGCTCGAGGAAGACAGGATTCTACCGCAAGGTCTGTGATTTCAGC